CCTTATGAGATTAAAAAACTTATGGAAATTAATAGTTTAAACATTCCTTTATATGCTGACATGGAAGTATGTACTCCATCTTGGGCAACGAAACAAGAGTTCAGTGTTAGTTTGACAGAAAAGCCTAAAGATGATATCATGGAATATATAGATTGGTAAAGCTAGAAAAGAAAAGGAGGAATATATGTCAAAAGTAAGTGTACATTTAGGATTTACGTTTAGGGTTGGTGATTTATCTACTAATCAATATGGACGTATGGATTTATCGGTAGATCAAATTGATACTGAGTTACCTATAGATAAGCAATTAGAAGAATCAAAACAAGCAGCAGAACAGGTATGGGAGTTTGTTAAAGGAAAAATTGATTCCCAGATTGATGAGGTGTTAGATGAGTCAGAATAACTTAGAAACTGCTAGAATGACTGTTTTAGAGGCTGTATTAGCTGAACGAGAACGACAAGATAGCTTATGGGGGGATCAATTCAAGCATTCTGATCCATGGTGGAACGTTATTGCTTCTGAAGAAAATGGAGAAGTGGCTAGAGCAGTTTATGAACAGAATGTTCCTCAAACTTATTTAGAAATTATTCAGGCTTGTGCAGTATATTTTGCATGGGCTGAGGCAATTTTAAGGAGGATTGAATGAAGAATTCTGCAGAAGAAGTTATTCAGGATTTGTTAAAAAGTACAAAGTTAAATTTTCATAGAGGGTCTGATGATTCATTTTTGTACAGTAGAATTCCTTTTGGTATACCTTCTTTAGATAAACTTACAGGTGGAGGAATACCTAAGAAACGAATGACAATTTTATATGGCCCCACAAATGTTGGAAAGTCTTATTTAGCATCTCAAATTGTTGTTAATGCTCAGAAGGCTGGAGGAACGGCTGCATGGATAGATACAGAACTATCATGGGATAGTAGTTGGTATGCTAAGTGTGGTGTGGATGTTAAGAATACGCTCGTATCACAGCCAGTAAATGGGGAAGAGGCTATGGATATGGTTAGAGAGTTAATGCAGGTAGGTGTTGATGTAATTGTATTAGACAGTATTGCTGGATTAGTGCCTACTACGGTTGTTGAAGAGGAGTTTTCGTACAATCCTATGGCATGGCAAGCACGATTTGTAAATTCTGTCTTACCTAAACTCCTGCCTAATTTGAAAAAAGGATCAGCATTTGTAGCCATTAATCAGGTTAGGAGTAGTATAGGCCCGGTAGCTTTAGATAATATGCCGGGAGGTTTAGCACAATCATTTTTTGCACACTTTCTATTACAAGTTCGTAGAAAAGGGTGGATTGAAAATAAAGATAAAGCTAAGGTAGGCTTTGATATGGAGATAAGATTAAGAAAAACTAAGGTTGGGGGAGAAAATTGGGATTCTGCCGTTGTTCCTTTTAGAGTTGAAGGTGGGATAGATATTTTAGAAAGTTTTATTAGAGAAGGAATTAATAAGAAGATAATATCGCAAGCTGGCCCATGGTATAGTTATAATGGAGAGAAGGTTATGGGTTTGAATGGGATTAAAGCCTTGTTTACAGATACCGAAGAACTTTTTAATAAATTGAAGGAGGACGTAGCAGTATGAGTGCGGATAACTATATATTAATTAGAAAAGAAAAACACATGTGGACAGGCTATATAGAAATAGCATCAGTTGAAGAGCCTTGTTATGATGTACGTGCATTTAAGGTTGAGAATATTGAGGATGCTATAGTAAAAGCTCAGAATATTGATACAGAATATGGATATAGATTTGAGGGAATAGGGGAGGATGCTGCTTAGTATGATGTTTAAGCCTAGAGATTATACAGCACAAGAAAATATTATTGCTGAATGTTTATCTGAGTTTGGGATACGCTATGAACAACAGTGTGCATTTGATCCTTATACCGTTGATTTTTTGATTGCTGATATTAGAATGGTTATTGAAGCTGATGGTGTATATGGACATTTACGTAAACGAGATATTAAAAGAGATGCGTATTTAGTAACTAGATATGATATAGAGTATATATTACATATTAAAGAAACTAATAAAGAGGAGATTAAAAAGATATTATGGCAGGGATTAAACAAATTACCAAAAGAGCAACCAAACCAGCCAAAGCTAAAGCTCCAAGAAAACCTAGGGTAAAGAATCAGGATACATGGTTGCTTAAACACTTAGAAAGTAATTTACAGTATACTAAGAAGTGGACAGTTAGTGATGTGTTTTATCCTTCTATGTTAGGTAATCCATGTGATCGGTATTTATATTTAGCATACAATGGAAAGCTAGTAGATCAAGTTATTGGAGCAAAGACAGCTAGGATTTTTGATCATGGTGGATCACTAGAAGTTAGAATGAAAAAATATTTTGAGCGAACAGGACTCTTTCTTGCTGCAGAACAGCCAGTTAAATTAAATAATCCCCCTATTTCAGGACGATACGACTTTTTATTAAAACATGAGGAGTATGGGAGAGTATTATTAGAGTTAAAATCTATTAATGATAAAGGTTTTAAAGCATTGATTGATATTCCTAAACCTGAACATCTTGTACAAGTACAGATTTATTTAAATTTGGCAGGTATAGAAAATGGTGTGGTATTATATGAGAACAAAAATGATCAGGTATTAAAAGCATTCAAAGTACTGAAGAATGTAGATACGTGGAATGCTATTTTAGAACGATGTCTACGTATACAATCTATGGTTCCTTTAAATATGCCTACACATTGTACTGGAGAATTTTACTGTGGGTGTAGGGAGGTGAAATAATGGAAAGAAGAGAGACTCAATGGACACCTATGAAAGCATTAGGTAGGGCACAAAGACAAATAGATGATTTAACCGTTCCTCCTTTAGGTAAGGAGGTTACCAGAGATTATCAATTGGATTTCACTAATCTTATGAATGAAGACAATCGTAAATTAGAGGAATATTTAACTGCATATGGAGGATATAAAGCTTATTTAGAAACTCAACTAGCTGATATATCTGCAAAGAAGAATGCGGTAGAAGCAGCTTTTGATGAAGGATATGCGACAGCAATTTTTCGTTTGGCTGAAGAACGAGAAGAGGAGGGTAAGAAGAAGCTAACTCGTGAAGAGGTACGAGGTGCTGCTATGTCGAAATACGACCAGCTTAAAGAACTTAGACGAGAAGTAATTGAACAAGAAATTGTTCATACTAGAGTATCTGGATTACTTAGTGCCTATAAAGCAGCCTATGATGCCGTTTCAAGAGTAGTAACTTTGAGAACATATGGAAATGACAACAGTAAACATGTATAGTGTTATAGATGATCCTATGGTGTTATATATGGGTTTAGACTGTTCAAGTAAAGCTATTCATAGTGTGTGGATAGATGATCAAGAACGTCTTGTAGCTCAATGTAAATGGGCCAGTAAAAAGAAAAATTTCGAGGACAGATTCATAGATTTTGGAGTAGACTTTTGGGATTCTCTTAGTAAAATAAAAGTAATACTGAATGATATGGTTACAGTACAAGCTGCTGTTGAAGCAGCCATTTATATACAGAATCCTAAAGCAACTATAGCCATAGCATCAGTGTCTGGTTTAGCTCGTTTTGCGTGTTTTGTACATGGAGTTGAGTGTGAATTTATTGATAATACTAAATGGAAGCGAGATATTTTAGGCAAAGGAAACGCTTCTAAAGTAGAGATTAAAGAATTTGCTATGACTAAATGGGGTAACGAGAATTTTTCAGAACAGGACTTTGCTGATGCAGCTTGCATAGCATTATGGAAGAAAAGGAGGAATGAAAATGAGAAAAGTTAATGAGGGAAAGATTAAAATTGGGTTTAATGCACCTATTGAAACAGAACATAGAGACTATAAAGATAGTTTTCCAGATAATTTACAGACACTAAAGGATGTAAAACAAAAATACGGTAAGGTTGTATGGTGTCAGTACACTAAATGTAAATTTAATAAAGCTGTAAAAGGGTTACAAAGAACTTCGGGGACACTCTTAAAAAATATGGCCTATGTACCATTAAATGAACAAGAACACATATGGGCAAATATATGTACAAGAGATGAAATAGGGATTAAATTTGATACTGTGATTACTGCTACGGGTTATAAGATTAAAGTGCCTTCTTGTTTTACAGCAGTATCAGGAGTATCAGGCCATAAAGATTGGAGTAGTCTACTTCAGGGAGATGGGTCACCATTTGGTGGGAATATTGATTCACAAAATACTAGAAATAGTGGTTATTAATATCAGGAGTATGTTATGCCTAAAAGATTTCCAGAAAAAGTTAAATTAAGTGCGATGGAAATGTATTTGAA